CCTGTGCCAGATACCAACAGATATCACCCAGTTCACGTTTCATGTGAAAGACATTCTCTTCGTTGTAAGGTTTGCCCTGCAAGAAAATCTTCTTTACTACTTCAGTAAACTCACCTGCTTCTGCAGATAGTCCAAGAGCAGCAGTTAAGAGTTGTGAGACGTTTGCATCATTTACTTCCAACTCACTAAGTCGTGCAGCAAGAACTGGCCAGTCTAGACTTGGAGCACTAGTGACTCCTTCTACAAATTCAAGGTACTTTTCGGTATCAACTTTAGTCATGAAAATCGGGGATAAATGGTTCTTGACAATTTTGAGGGAGTTCTTTAATTACTACTTCTTGCCAACTACCACCAACACCACCGTCCATATTGACAATGATATCTTTAGTTGGAAGTTGTTTACCAGAAGAAATATCAATGATATTACCAGGTGAAGGAATGAACGAATAATAATGTCCTTCCCATCTACGGTTTCTCATACCAAGAAGGTTAACTGCATCCTTTTCGGCACCACAGTCAGCAATCTTTTGACCTCTAGGATTGAATACAGAATAGTGACCGTTCAAAACTTAAATCCCTCAAATGATTTTTTTGGTTTTGCTTCATCGTTATTATACTCTTCTTCTCTACCACTGTCAATGATATCATCTTGTGCTGACTGCTCACAATCATACAGACGCATCTTGGCACGGTCAATACCAACCACAAACCTCTTGGAGATGGTTGGATCATTGTATCTATTCTTTAATTGCTTCACCATAATTTGCCCGAGTCCTTCAAGATCTTCAGTTGAAATAAGGGCAAACATAAGATCAGCAGTAGCAGGGAGACCAAAGGACTCACTAGTGTCAGTAAGCTCAACATCACTGCTACCATAACCAGAACGAGTGGTCTGGGTGGCAGATACGATAGGGACGTTTGCTTCGCAAGCGAGTCCTCTAAGTTCTTCAGCAATAGCCTTGACAACTGTATATGAATTGACATTGCTACCAGCGCGATATCTTTCGGAAGCACATATATTAAGGTAATCAACGAAAATAATATCAGGTCTAAATGACTTCTTAAGTGCAAGTTCATTAAGAAGTGCCCTAAAGTGTCCACTATGTGCGCTTGCAGTTGGGTATTCTTTAATTATAAGAGAACCTTGAGTTTTTTGAGATAGTTTTGTTACCTTTTCATCAAACATTACTTTCGGGAGTTCGGTTATCTCCTGAATAGGTACATTGAGTAAGTTAGCATCAATTCGCTCCGCAATTTTCTCTTCAGCCATTTCAGCCGTGATGTATAATACGTTTTTCCCTCCCAAGAGTGCGGCAGCTGCAACATGACACATAAACAAACTTTTGCCGACACCAGTGCCAGCGAGAGCAATGTTAAGTGTTTTATTCGGGAGACCACCCTTCGTAATTTTGTTGAAATACTCAAGGTCGAATGGGATTTTATCTTCTTTGCGGTGGTATGATTCATATCTTGCCTCATAATCAAGCAGGTAGTCATGTCCTACGTGAGCATCAAAAGAAACTGCCAGAGCTTCTGATAGAATACTAGGGATTGCATCACGGTCTTTCTTATCATCTTTTCCATCGGCAAGAGCAATGGATTCCATCAGTGCCAAATAGATGGCACGATCTCGACACCACTTCTCTGTGGTATCACATAACCAATCATAGTCAGTGGCAACATCTTCAAGGTAACTAATAAGTTTAGTCACTTCAGTAAAAGAAGTATCAGTGATGTCCTGACGTTTCTCTACCTCAATACACAGAACTTCTTTTGTTGCAGGTTTATTATACTCTGTGACAAATTTTACAATCTCATCAAAAGTAATTCTCTGATGTGGATCCTCAAAGTAATCCGTCTTTATAAAAGGTATCACCTTACGAAGATACTCCTCATTATAAAGAAGATTTCTTAAAATTAGGATTTCAACTTTGTCCATGCGGAATATCAAATACGAAGGTTATACGTGTTTCATCACCGATATTAACGGTGCCATGAGGTAGTTTATTATTAAACCAAAGGAGAGTTCCTGGTTCAACAATGGCAGTTTCTTTGCCACAGAAATATTGATACCTTCCAAGTATTGAAAGGTGATATCTGTTTCTGCTCAGATAGTATGTGCCCTCGTCAACATGTGCTCCTACAATTTCATCGATAGGAAGTGAAAGAAAACCGCATCTATGAATGTCTGCATTCTTAAATTGCTTGCGTATAATCTTTCGGATCTCGCTGTGATGAGAATACGCAGGGGTTTTGATGTTGATCTCAGAGTCTCCAACAAAGTCTTCTTTGGTTTTGACTCCACCCATTATAAGTTGAAGTGCGCTAGTTGGCAAGTCTGCAAATCCCCTATCAACTAAGGACTGGGAGTCCTTCAGATTTTTCTGATGGTCCCAGTCCTGTGGATACTTCTTTAGTTGTTCGACGACTTTACTTACGTTGATTCCAGTCTTAATAACCTTAATCATGAACCGTAACTAAACTCCTCCTTTGCAATCTCATCAAGTTTCTCCATCACCTCTGGTGTGAAGTATGCTTCTGGGTCTTTGTAGATTGCCTTGGCATAGACTTTCTTACCATCTATCTCATATCTACCAGCAACGTTTTTCCAAAGTCCGCCAATCTCACCGAGTTCAAGAAGACCATAATATCGATCAAGACCACGCTCATCGTAATAGAGACGTATGGTAACATCCTTGTTCTCCTTACTTAAACGTGACTTGTGCGTCTTAGCCTTGATAAGGTTTCCAATGACTTCTGTTCCATCCTTCTCTTTCTTCTTGCTGAGATAGATGATTGTACTTGCTGCATACTTGAGACCGCTGCCTCCTCCCATTTCCTTTGTAGGGACATAAGAACCAATGACATCATAGGTATGATTAGTGACGATTAGTGGAATTTTTGCCTGACCAAGTTTGAGTGTAAGCATACGGAATGCTCCCTTGACAAGTTGAGATTTAGTCATGTCCCGAACTTGCTTGTCGTCTAGAGCATCACGAATCTCCTTCTCTGTGGAAAGCATACCAAGAGAGTCTAACACAAACATACAGGGTTTGCGTTCTTCTTCAGATTTTTTTAAGTATATGTCTACTGCCTGCAGTGCCTTCTGTCTGAACTGTTCGATCGTAACAACATTGATAACAACTAATCGGTCTAAGTCAATGCCACGACTTTTAAGAAGAGACTTATTAACTGCTGCTTCAGTGTCAAAGTACAAACAGTAACTACCAGGATTACTATCCAGAAAATTCTTAACCACAGCGAGACTAAAGAAAGTCTTGCCAGTAGAAGACTCCCCAGCAATGGCAGTAATCTTATTCCCAGAACAGCCACCAAATATACTACCTGAAACGAGTCCGTTAAAAATGTACGAACCCGTGTCCACGAAAGTTTCTGTGTCGTCGATGTCTGATGCGAGTTGGGTATAGTCATCTCCAATCTCTTTTACAATCTCTTTTAAAAAATCCATTACAGTACAAATCCAAATTCTTCACGGGCAATTTTTTTGTAAGGTCCGCCTGGGTTAGCATCACGGATATCCTTGATCTTCTTGAGTTTTTGATATAAAGAAGTATCTCCTCCAAGGAGAAGAGCACTTACAATAGTTGCAAGTTCTTTATCAGTGATAGGCAGGTCCATTAGGAGAAAAATAGTTCTAGGTTTACAGTTTTTTCGACATTCCAACCGATAGCATCAAGGATTGCTTTCAGTGGTTCGACAAAGGACTTCTCAAATTGTAAGTCATAGTCGATGTACTTGTCAAGATCAAGTTCATGCGGAAAATCTTGAATGAATGAGATAATATTCTCATGAATAATATTTGGTTTTTTCAAATAACAGAACTTAATCTTCTCACCATTCTGAATCAAAGAATATTTGTTAGTAAGTTTTTTTTCTTTGATGTAATGATTATAGAGAAGTGCTCCACGACAATGAATAGGTGTTCCCTTAGCATAGATATCAGATGAAGATTTATACTTCACAACATCAGAAACAGAACGAGGGAAAGAAATCTGCTCTGGGGGAAGTTTCTTAAACTCTGCACGAGATTTATCAATAAACTCAATAACATCATCTTCAGTGCCAGTCATCATCAACTTCAAGGCGTCCTTAATCATCTTCCTACAAGGAGCAGGTGTAGATGATTTAACTGCCTCAATACCCATCATCTTAAGTTTGGGGTCTTCGTATCGAACACCTTCACTATCCCAGACATTAAGAATGTATCGCTTCTTCGCAGTCCAGATACCACGGTCAGCAATATTCTCACGCTTCATTTGCATTTTCTGGTCATACGCCGATACATACGTCGCCAGTTCGCTGTAGCACTGGTCAATGTACGGTTCCAATTTGTCACTACAGACCATATCAAGTAACTCCACAACTTTTGCTTTGTCGCTAGACTTATTAGCAAAAAATTTATCAACAAGAGGTCCAAGATTAAGATAAATTGAATCTGTGTCAGATGCAATTACGTAGTCCTCGTCAGTTGTAGACAACAGTTTATTTAGATATTGATTCATCTTACTCTCAATCCAACGGATAGAGACTTGACCAGAAAGCGTAATCGCCTCCGCATTGGCCAGTTTATAGTACCTAAAATACTGATTACCGATAGCACCATAAGCAGAGTTGAGTGAGATCTTCTTAGCCATCTGAATATTGTTGCAACGGGCAATCTCTTTCTCCAGTGTTTTAGTTGGAGTTTTTTCATATGCCTGTTTTGCCTGAAGCATTCGCTTCTTAAAAATTACCCGTTCATTATACATCTTATCCATGAGTTCTGGCAGGAATCCACGAACATCTTTGCGGTACATTGCTCCATTAGCACACACCGCATTATCTTTATACAACTCAAAGTTTATCTCTTCATTAAGAATTTTATCAACTGTTGCTGTTGGATGTCTCTCATCAAGTAACGTCTCTGGTGAGATGTTGTACTGCATAATAAGATGAGGGTAGAGAGAGTTAAGGTCAAAAGACACAACCCAATCATACTTTCCTGGAATCGGTTCCTTAACATATGCCCCCGCATACTTTTCGTTTTTATCCGAACGGACTTTGGGAGGAATAACAATGTCCCTCTTCTTTAAGTAATTGTATATAATATTATCCCACATGCGAACCTGATAAAACACGTCTGCATAGTTGACCTTAGCATCATATGCCATAGTCAACGCAAGTTCAATCAGTTTCATCTTGTCTTCCAAACGGTCAACAAGTTCCACGTCAACGATGTTGTATTCAATAAACTTCTGCCACCCTTTAGCATAAAAATCTTTAAAGGTTTCAAACTCAGAGTGATCTAGTTTCTTCTGACCCAACTCAACTTCAGCTATGTAGTCAAGGCGGTATGATTCTTGCGCTTTATATGTAAACTTCTTGTACAAATCAAGATAGTCAAGTTGAGTCAGTCCACCAACATCAAAAGTAATTTGCTTCCTTCCCTGAATATAAACCTCTCCTTCAGTTACGAGACCCCAGTTAGAGAAACGTTTCATGAGTTTCTCACCCAGAACGCGATTCAACCGTTTGCAGATATATGGGATATCGAACATCTGAATATTCCATCCGGTTACCACATCGGGAACATCTTGCATCCAATAATTAATGAAGTGACTTAACAACTCATGCTCCGAAGGGCAGTGATGATAAGTAACATTCTTCTGTTTGTTGATAAACGGTTTCACACCCCAAGTAATAATTTGCTTGGTAGTGTAATCCTGAATAGTAATCGCAAGAATCTCTTCTGATGCAGACTCCACATTTGGAAATCCATGCTCAGCAGTTGTCTCAATATCAAGAGTTACCAATTTAATTTGACTAATATCAAACTTAATCTCATCTTCAGGATACTTTTTAGAAATGTATTGATAGATATATCGATCATTACCATAGATCTCAAATCCATCAACTTCATCATACTTCTTGTAGAACTCGCGACAATCGCGAACACTACCAGGATGAATCTCTTCTACAGGTTCTCCACTTAATGTTCGATACTTTGAATCTCTCTTAGATTTCACAAATAAGGTAGGAAAGAATTCATCTCTGTGCTCATACCTCCTGCCATTCTCAACTCCCCGAACGAGGAACTGATTTCCAATCAACTGAACATTAGTGTAGAAACGCATTACTTAGTGAGTTCTTCGTACTTTTCAACTAGAGTGGGCATGGGTTCTGTAAGAGTAATAATCTTATCAGAACTAATCATAAATTCGTCTTGACGAGATACATTTAGTAACCAGGGTTCCAAAGTTCCATCATCCTTTAACAAAAAAGGATTGGTCATTTTACAATCAGGTTCTCCGATATCTGCTCCTACTTCGTCAATCTGAGTTATCAGAATCTGACCCGTCGTCAGTAGTAGTGCTTTTATTGTTGTCTTTTCCATAACTTACAATGTCCTCAATGTACATTTCTTTTAATTTGAATGCTGGTTCTACCATTGTCACCAACCAATCAGATGGGATAGGAACAGTTTCTTCAGCAGATAAAGGAATCCAAGGGAATAAAGATACTTCGTATCCTGCTTTTTTTGTATTTCCCTTCTGAAGTTCTGGAATGACGTTAGGGTCTCTCATCTTAATTACACATGGGCGATTAAGATAATAACCAACTACTCTACGAGCATCATCCTCACCTACAGTCATCTCTTTGACATCTGCGATCATGTCTTCTCCTGATTTCAGGAGTATTAGTTTAATTGCCATTAGTCAATTTTTCCTTCAGTAATTATAGCAAGAAAAAAGAGGGGTGTCAACTGGATTTTGCCAGTTACCCCTCCGTCTGCGACGACGATATTCAGTTTTATTTAGTTAACCTTTCCAATAACCCAAGACCTCATACCAAATGGAGTATCTGAAATAAGAGATCGTGTATTTTCTACTACTTCTTCTGGTACAACCAAACAAAATCCAATACCAAGATTGAATACATTTCTCATCTCATCATCAGAGATATTACCAGCAAGTTGAATGGTCTCAAACATTTCTGGGATATCCCATGCTCCATAATCCACATCAACAGTCAGACCCTTTGGAAGGCAGCGTGGTAGGTTCTCAGGCAGTCCTCCGCCCGTAATGTGTGCCATACCAAGAATAGGAACTTCATCCAGTAGATGCTGGATTAAACGAGCATAGATGGTGGTAGGTCTCAGCAACTCAGGCATATCCTTGTAGAAAATCTTATGTCTCCCCAACATATCATTGATGAGTGTGTATCCATTACTATGAAGACCACTACTCTCAATACCAATGACTACATCACCAGGTCTGATGTTACTGCCATTGACAATATCATTCTTCTCTACAATACCAGTACAGAAACCAGCAAGGTCATAGTCAGTTGCTCTGTAATGTTCAGCAGTCTCTCCACCTATAAGTTCCATCCCCGCCATTGTGCAACCAACATTAATCCCATACACAATGTCACTGACGTTAGCATCAAGTGTTTTGCCAGAGACATAATCTAAAAAATATAATGGTTTAGCACCAGAACATATAACGTCATTGACGCACATAGCAACGAGATCCTGACCAATAGTGGTGTAATCATTAGCAATCCTACAGATATTAATTTTAGTTCCAACACCATCAGCACCAGATACCAATACAGGTTTTTCATATCCTAATGGGACCTCCATCATTCCACTGAAACCACCAATCTTAGGTGCCAGTACCTTTAGATACTCTACAAAGGAACGTCCCTTGATAATATCAACTCCAGAAGTTTTGTAGTCCATTAGTAAATTTCTCCTTTGATAATACCTTCACGGTTTTTTAATTTCCATACAATATAGTCCATAGTAGGAACACATACGGGATTCCATCCAGCAAAAGTGGTGTGTTCTCCACTTGGAATCTTCCAACAGGGAGCAGCATCGTTGTCAAGATCTAGTGACTCACGATATGCTTCATCACCCATCACTACAACTGCTCTCTCAGCAGCATTCAAACTAGTGAAACAAGCAAATGCATTCTTCTTAATGATGTCAGGGATGTGGTGTTTCATTCTAATACAATTTCAACTTCTTCATCAAGTTCCCAAGAGTCTTCACCCTCAAGATACTGTTCCAACTTACCCACTAATTCTGGTGGAAAATCATCAACAAACATTCCCCATGTTCCTGTTTCCACAGGATCAGGTTCCCAAGTAGATACTTTCACATCATCATATTGAGAGAAAATAAACTCAACAATATTTGTTTGATCGTCTTCAGTTTGACAATAGATTTTAAGATCGTTCATTGAATAGCAAGTGGTTGTAGTCGGTCAAGGATCTCACGATAGG